ATGGGTCCTAACAGCGTCCTACAAGATGATCCTACTGCCCATTCCGAAGTGCCCGCCGGAATGTCGGAAATATTTCGTCAGGCTCAGTGGGAGATGGTCGGAGTCCGCCGCGCTCAGAAGATTTTCATGGAAGATATGGAGCGCGCTACCGCCAGTGGTCGGCTGCACGAGACGGGGCCGGGGAGGAGGTTATTACGAAAGATTGTGACGCCTCTAGCCGAAGAGATCCGGAATGAAACTGACAAGGCTATAGCTGCGGCTGGTGAACGAGGGAGGAAGAGCGTAGTTGGAGATTGCTTCATGGCTTTCACGGACAAGCACCTAGAGGTAGCTATCGTCGCTACAGCCACGGTCCTCGGTAACGTTGGAATGTCCTTCGCACCGCCTGTGACGCGCTTATCAAAGTCTGTGGCGGCCGCCTTACGAAGCCAGCTTTCATACAACCAGATGCAAGAGCAAGCGAAGGCGGAGAAGTCAGAAGGAGATGACACGCTCTCCGTACTCCTCACACGCTTTAAGGAACGCTACAAGAATCCAAATGTGCGCCAATGGAAGGAATGGACACGACGCGCCGGAGTTTTGGTTAAAGCGGAATGGTCTGAAATTCACAGTATAACGGTTGGGGCGTGGCTCATTGAGCGCATATGCGTAGCGTCCGAGGGTGCGATTGTCACGGCTGAGGTTGCGGCGGACCCCACAAAGCCCTGCGCTCGCTGCGTCGTTGCGTCATCTCAGACCGTACAGGATTTACTGGATGATGCCGAGAAAATGAGCCTTTCGGCCCCCCGTCTGATGGCTATGGTCACACCGCCGCTGACTTGGAAATAAACCTCTAACGTGTTGAGATATCTTATGTCGGAATTGTTCTCAGGCGGGTTTTACGTTCACAAGATTCCTCTGGTACGCACAAATCGCCGCAGCTTTAATGATAAAGGGCGCGCCTCGGTAAGTGCGGCTGACCTGGACTCAGTTAACCGGGTCCAAGCCACACCTTGGAGGGTGAATCAGTTCATCCTTGACCTTCAGACCAAAGCCTTTGCGGACCGGACTAGTCTGCCGGGGGTGCCTCTCGAACTCCCCATCACGCCCTTAGGCTCTCCCTCATACGAGGCATGGCGCGACAGTCTCCGAACCGGGCGGCGCCACAGAGCAATGTCAGATACAACGTGGGAAGCGCTGACGGATGAACAGCGCAAAGAGCACAAATCCACTATGGCAGGAATCTACGATCACAACGCAAAGGTTGTCGGGAGGAAGTTCGCTTTCATGGACCTCATTTCTGTGGCTCAAGAGCTGCGCAACGAGAGGGCCGTATATTTCCCGCATAATAGGTGTTTTAGAGGGCGGATTTACCCAGCCATAAATTCGGGTCCGCATCCACAGGCCTCGGATGTAGGTAAGGGAGGAATCCATTTTGCCGAGGGGAAGAAGCTCGGAAGCCTGGGATATTTTTGGCTCCTGGTCCGCCTCGCCAACTGCGCTGGTAAGGACAAGATGACGCTCAACGAGCGTGTGTCCTGGGCGCTGGACCATAAAGATCAGGTAAGAGATTCGGCAGCGCACCCAGAGGAGTGTCTATGGTGGGCGGAAGTTAACGGCGGAGACGAAGCCTGGAGCCTTCTCGCCACCTGCCACGAACTGAACCTGGCTTGGTCCTCAGGTAATCCGGAGGACTTCATAAGTCATCTGCCGGTTCCGATGGACGGTACCTGTAATGGCTTGCAGCATCTGAGCGCCCTGGCGCTTGATCCTATCGGGGCGGCAGCTACCAATCTCTCCGCCCGCAATACCAGACAAGACATATATATAGATGTGGGGCAGAGCGTTCGTGAGCGGGTTCTCAGCGATGCCTCTCAAGGTATTTCCGAGGCCTTGGAATGGGAGCCTCGTATGGGTGACACAGGCTTCTTGCGTAGCCTCGTAAAACGCGCAGTGATGACAACTCCCTACGGAGTTACCGCGCGCGGCATCAGAACCCAGATCCTTAACGACGATGCGATTATGGGAGGGATCAGCGAAGGGAAGGGGAAGGCCGCCGAGTATATTCGGGGACACATTATGGGGGCCTTGGAGGGCACCGCAGGGGCCGCTCAAGGGGTGATGGGTTATCTACGCGAGTGCGCCTCAGAACTGGCGAAAGCCGGGGTGCCCTTCTCGTGGCAAACCCCCTCCGGGTCAGTGATCGAGCAGGCATATAGGGAGCCCGTTCAGCACAGAGTGCCTACGCTGTGTGGGCATCTTGTGGTCTACGATGAATCAGATGCCCAGCCGCTGTCCGTCCGTAAGCAAGCGGCGGGAGCGCCCCCAAACTATGTGCACAGCTTTGACGGCGCGCACCTCTCAATGACGGTTAATAAAGCATTTAACCAAGGCATTAGGTCGTTCGCGATGATACATGACAGCTACGGCACCCATGCCGCAGACACTCAGACGCTTGCGAGGTCACTGCGGGAGAGCTTTGTAGAGATTTACCAGCAGGATCGATTAGCACAGACGGCATCTGAGATAGCTGATTATGCCCCGCATGTTTACCTGCCAGAGCCTCCTAAGAGAGGGGCATTTGATATCAATGAAGTGCTGCGGTCTGAGTTCTTCTTTTCATGATACACCTCTAACGTGACAATTTAACTTACGTAATAGAACAGTAGCCGCTGCCCTTCGGGTGGCGGTTTTGCATATCTGGAGGTTCCCTATGAACTGTGACGACAAAGTTCTCGCCTGGCATTTCGTAGGGGACACCCTTCGGGACGGCCGCAAAGTCCCCGCTGATGGAGAGATTCTGACCCATGTAGGCCCGGTCATCCCGTGCCAGCAGGGCCTACACGCCAGCGAACGCCTGATTGACGCCCTACAGTACGCACCCGGCCACATGCTATGTCGTGTCGAGTGCTGGGGCGACGTTGAGCATGATGCTGACGACAAGCTGGCAGCACGTCATCGACGTATCATTTGGCGACTTGATGCAGAGCAGATCCTGAGAGCGTTTTCGCGCCGGTGTGCGCTCGACGTTATTCATCTTTGGGATGCTCCATTTGTCGTGCGGGAATACCTTGAAACTGGGAATGAGGCGCTAAGGGCCGCCGCAGGGGCCGCCGCAAGGGACGCCGCATGGGACGCCGCAGGGGCCGCCGCAGGGGCCGCCGCAAGGGACGCCGCATGGGCCGCCGCAGGGGCCGCCTCAAGGGACGCCGCATGGGCCGCCGCAGGGGCCGCCGCATGGGCCGCCGCAGGGGCCGCCGCAAGGGACGCCGCATGGGCCGCCGCAGGGGCCGCCGCAAGGGCCGCCGCAAGGGCCGCCGCAAGGGACGCCGCATGGGCCGCCGCAAGGGACGCCCAGAACAATATCCTGATCGAAATGTCTGAGGCTGAGCACAAGCGGGCTATTGGAGAAGGCGCATGACCAACGAACAGAAGCCGGAGAGCGCGGAGTTTCGGACGCGGGAGGCGCAGACCGATGCTTTGGCAAGGGCGATCGGCCCGGAAAAGATTTTCCACCTACTCAACCAATCCTACCGAGAAGAAATAATGGCGAGGGCTTCCTCTCACGTTCTCGAAGCCGAGGCCAGAGGCGCGGCAGAGCAGCGCCGGAAGGATGCGGAGGATGCGGAGGGGGCGGAGCCTGTTGGATGGCAATATCAAAACGCATATGGCGATTGGCATCCCATACTAAAAGGGTCGCCTGAATGGTACATTAGAAACGGTTCTATAGTTCGGCCTATCTACACCCGCCCCGCCAACGTCGCCGCGCTTGAGGTTCGGGTGAAGGAGTTGGAGGGGGAGGTCGATCGCCGGATATCCGAGGCCGTAGCAGCGGAGCGGGAGCGGTGCGCGAAAATGCTTGATGCAAGCGCAATCCGAGCTGATGAACATGGCGCTCATTGGGGTGAACGCTACGCCAAATGTTGGGCCGCAGCCATCCGCGAGGGAGTCTAATACCCGCTCGTCGTGCAGGGGGCAAAGCTAGGCCCTAAAGCACTGCAATTCGTCACGCTGCTGTAGGGCCTGCCCGCAGCGACCGCTGCGGCGCCTAAGCGCATCATATCGGTCCCCATGGCTTGTCTCCTTTGCGCACCTGCAACCAATAAACCTCTAACGTGACAATTTAACTTACGTAATAGAACAGTAGCCGCTGGATCAACATTCAAGGACTGCCCAATGAACTTCCAAGCACCTTCACGTCGCCAGAAGCACATGTCCCCGCTGTGGACCTCACTTCCCCAGCAGATCCTCAAGCGGGAATTTATCAAGACCCACGGCAAGGACGCTGACGGCGCCTTTCGTATCCGTAATCGCCTCGACCGCGCCGCATGAAGAACACCCCAAGGGAGAAGGCAAAGGTCCTCTCAGCGGGCATGAGGGCCGTTTGGCCGGACTTTCAGGGAGACCCTGATCGCTTGGAGGACGTGTTCCTCCGCTTGGTCGAAGCCGTGCAGACGCAGGGCCACCACATCATCCTCGTAACCACGACACCGGCAGCGCCTTGTCATCTGAGTAAGCGTTTGAGCTAGGCGCGCACAATCATCAAACCCCGTTCGGACGGATCGGGACTGAACTCTCAATTCTTATTTCGGACAGATACAGACATGGCGAAAGCCCCTAAGAAAATTCTCACGTCCCCTAAGGGCACCCTGCAATTCCCCTCACTCCGCGTCCCGAACACCAAGTTCAAACCTGAGGGCGCTTTCGAGGCTCCGCTGATCCTGCGGATAGACGATGCAGACACGCAGGCGTTCCTGGCCAAGCTGGAGCCATTCTACAAGCAGGCTGAAGCCTTTGCTCAGGAGCAGTTTGACGCACTTCCCAAGGGAAGCCAGAAGCGTCTAGGCGAGGTCAATATGAACCCGCTCTATTCCGAGGTGTATGACAAGGACACTGAGGAGCCGACCGGCGAGATCAAGTTCAACTTCAAGATGAAGGCCTCGGGCGAACGCAAGGATGGCACGAAGTGGACTTCCAAGCTCCCTGTGTTCGACGCCAAGGGCAAGAAGCTCGACCCGGTTCCTGACGCCTGGGGCGGAACGGTCGCGAAGGTGTCCTTCGAGGTCAAGAAGGACTTCAAGACGGGCCAGTTCGGCTACTTCCTTCCCGGCACGGGTGCAGGCGGTCTGACACTGGCTCTGGAAGCTGTTCAGATCATCGAACTGTCCTCGGGCGGCGCTCGTGATGCCGGTGGATACGGCTTCGGCAAGGAAGAAGGCTACGAGGGCTCAGACGAGGCCGAGGATACGGGCTGGAGCGGCTCTGACGACACAGGCGCTTCGGCGGGGGACAACGACGATTTCTGAGACCCGTCAGGCTGGCATCATCCAGCAGGCCTTTGACTGGATCGCAGAGAACACCTCGCAGACCCACACAGTCACCATTGAAGCTGAACCTCGACCGGAGAGCCTTCGGGCTGCCGTTCGGGGCGGTCGAGCCTATGTCTACAAGGGAAAACTTTACGGGGAATTTCTTCAGGCCTGCATTGAGCAGGTCTCGAAACAGCGCCCTGAAACGCCCCTTAAAGGCGACCTATACGGCCTCATGGAGGTCATCGTCACCAAGCCAAAGGCAACCAAGCGCCGCCGTCCTGGGGGCGACGTGGATAACCTCGTGAAGGGCGTTCAGGATGCCCTCACACAGGCGAAGGTCTACGAAGATGACGACAATCTGGTGAGCATTTCCGCGCACAAACGCTGGGCTCGTTCAGGGGAACCTGCGGGGGTCCGCGTGATCCTCGGCGTTCTGAACTAACCCAACCCCAATCCTAAATTTCATTCAATCAACTGTGCCAGCGGATCGCTGAGCGGAGGCTATAAGTATGCGTATAGAAGATGTGAAAGAGGGTATGAAGGTGCTCGTGAAAGCAAGCACTTACAGCCCCGTAGGACCTACCCGCGCCATGGTAGGTCATGTTGTGGAGGTTCGCGGCATTCCTTCCGATGGTGATAGGGTGATTCTGTGGAACATAGACAAGACGGATTGGTGGAACTTCAATGCCTCCGATATTGAGAGCGCAGAGGCCCCTCAGGTCCCCGCAGTGACCATCAACGGCACTGTCTACGTCCCTGAGGACACCATCAAAACCCCCGAACCGGTCTCTGCGCCGAAGTTCTTCTGGGGCCAGTGGGTGAAGGTTGAGGATGACGACCTTCCGGCGATTGTCATTCGCCCCGAGGTAGACTCAGAGGGGGACATCAGACTCAACTTTATGGGGAAGGACGATTGGACGTACCGCCAAGCGAGCTGGTGCACCCCTATCGGCACCTGAAAATGCCCTTTCTCCTCGCTCTCACACTCCTTTTCATCGGCCTCAAACTGTCCGGCATCGTCGCCTGGGGATGGGCACTTGTCCTGTTCCCCATGCTGGTCATTCCAGGTGCTTGGCTGCTGTTCTTTCTGCTGGTCCTTTTGGGCTGCGCGGGCGGCAGCCGCAGGGCGCGCTTTGAGCCGATGATGAAATGAGTGAATTCCTGTCAGGGCAGCTTCGGCTGCCTTGGCGGGATACTTTCAAGTTTGTTTAGGGTGCCCTTAGAGGGCAGATGTGTGCTGGCCCAGCAGTATCTGGGAATTGGGCTCCGCCGAAGGTCGGTCCACGTCAGGCAGAGCCGCCGAAATTGAAGGTGAGAACAGCTCCCTCACGCACCAAGATGCGTCTCACGCATAGGGGTAACTAAGCAACCGGGCCAGCTATGGCGCGCCTGAATGCCCAAGAGATCGTGCCTTGCGACACGGCAATTTCAAATCAAACACCGATGGATAGGTGAGCGAGACGCTGCCCCCTGCTGGCTACCATACCGGCAGACTGCGCTACATACGTCTCTCATTACGATGCGTCAGTCTCGTCCGCATCTGTCCCCTAGGGGCACCTTCAAGGAGCCCATGACACCTCAAGCAAAACTCGTGCTGGACCACCTTCAGCACCACGGCTCGATCTCTGCCGTCGAGGCCGCAGCGGTCTACCGCATCCGCCATCTTCCGCGCCGTATCCTGGACCTCAAAGAGGCTGGGCATGGCATTCGCAAGGAACCCCGCAAGGACCCTACGGGCCAGCGGTACGTCCGGTATTATCTGGAGAAGCCAAGTGACAGCGATCGAGCGTAACTCAATACCGGGCCAGCCCTCAGACTCTACCATCGTTGATGATAACGAACAGGACAATATCCGAGTGTCCGTCGCCCCTGAGGAGGACGGAATGCCAGCCTGCATCATTGTCGAGCAGGACGACGACTTCCTGAATCTCTCTTACGAACAGGCGAACATTCTTGCCGCCACCCTCACAGCCTTTGCACAGGAGCTTCCGCGTGTCTGACAAGAAACCCGTTGTCTACGTCCCCTCGACGCTCCGCCGTGGGGGTTCGAGCCATTCCGTTCCGAGTACCGCTCAGCGGCCTGCGCCACGATTTGTGGTGTGGTGAGCCTATGAAAACTCAGCGCGACATTCACATGACTGCCGATGTGACCCTTCAGGAGCTTGTCACGGCCCTCAAGCTGCGCTTTCCGGGGAACATTCACATTGAGACCCTACCGGCCAGCGGAAAGGGCGTGACAGTGGCCTCTCAGCGGGGCTTGGGAATCAAGGTCTCATACACTAAGACCGGCGACGTTGTCGGATCGGAGGCACATGACCTCCAAAGCTGAGAGCCATGAAGATATGGCTGAGGCTGAGCGGCGCAAGTCTGATCTTGCTAAGTGGGCTGAGGGCCTAATCCCTGTCCCGGCTGCAATGGTCGGACGGGGGAGCCTCTATGAGACCGCGTGGCTGACGCACCCCGAAGCCGCTTTGATTTCAGCCTGTATTCGCAGGCTTTTATGCCTTCCTGCGGTGCATGGAAGCATCTGACTACCTGAGCAAAGGTCCCTGCTCAGCCTGCGGTTCCCGCGATGCAGCCGCTCTCTACACAGACGGGCACATTCACTGCTTCAGTTGCGGGCACCACACGGGGCCATCAGACCAGACACCAACAAAAAAGCAGGAGGCGCGCACGTCATCGACCGCAGCCTTCATTGAAGGCGATTACCAACCGCTCACAAAGCGCGGCATCACCGCTGAGACCTGCCGCAAGATGGGCTATAGGGTCGGCACAGACAAGCACGGAAGCACCGTGCAGATCGCAGACTACCGAGACGCTGATGGCCATCTGGTCGGGCAGAAGATACGCGGCAAGGATAAAGCGTTCTCAGCTATCGGGATGAAGGATGCTCCCCTGTTTGCCCAGCACGTCTGGCCGAGTAAGGGAAAGCGGGTGGTGGTCACTGAGGGCGAGATTGATGCCCTTTCAGTGGCCCAGGTAACGGGCCTTTCATGGCCTGTAGTGTCCCTTCCAAACGGCGCTCAGGGTGCCTCAAAGGCCCTTTCAGCGCAGATAGCGTGGCTTGAAGGGTACGAAGAAGTCGTCCTCATGTTCGACATGGACGAGCCGGGGCGGAAGGCGGCTGCGGAGTGTGCTCAGTTGTTCACTCCTGGGCGATGCAAGATTGCTGAGCTGCCCCGCAAAGACGCCAATGAGATGCTCACCCACGGCGACGTGAAGGCGCTTACCACGGCAATCTACAATGCCCGGACCTACCGACCAGACGGTATTGTAACGCTTGCGGATGTGAGGGACAAAATCCTTGCTCCAGTGGAGGTGGGTATCCCCTACCTATTCCCAAGTGTCACAGCAGCCACCTATGGGCGGCGGAAGGGCCAGCTTATTGGTATCGGAGCTGGATCAGGCGTTGGTAAGACCGACTTAATAACGCAGATGGTCGAGACTGACATAACGCAGCTTGGTCTGAAGGTCGGTATCCTATTCCTTGAGCAGCCTATCGAGCAGACTGGAAAGCGGCTGGCGGGTAAGTTTGCGGGGAAGCGGTTTCATATTCCAGACGGAAGCTGGACGCAGGATGAGCTTGCAGCTTCTCTTGATGAGGTTGCTCAGGAAGACCGCCTCTATCTCTATGACAGCTTCGGCGCGACTACGTGGGACGTTATCCGGGGCCGTATCAAGTATATGGTGCAGCACCTTGGCTGTGAGAGCATCTACCTTGATCACCTCACGGCCCTCACGGCCCATATGGATGACGAGCGCCGGGAACTTGAGGCGGTGCTTGAGGAAATGGCCACAATGGCCAAGACCCTCAATTTCGTTTTCCACTTTATCTCCCATCTCGCTACGCCAAAGGACGGCCCGCCGCATGAGGAAGGCGGGCGCGTTAAAGGTCAGCACTTCAAGGGCGCGCGCGCCATTATGTTCTGGGCGCACATGCTCTGGGGCCTTGAGCGAAACACGCAGGCGGATGATCCAGAGGAGCGCCGCCAGAGCACCCTAAGGTGCCTTAAGGACCGTGAAACCGGGCGCGCCAACGGAATGACATTCCCTCTCACGTTCGATGATGCAACAGGCAGGCTGATCGAAGGGGAGCGCACAGAGCCCGTGCAGGCGTTCCAAGAGGACGATGACGCGCCGTTCTAAGAGGGACCCCCTAAAGTCCCTTAAAGACACCCTTCGCCGCTACGGCCTGACCATCCCCGACTATCACCAGAAGCTCAAAGCCCAACACTATGGCTGCGCCATTTGCGGCCAGTCTGACTTTGGAGGGCTGCGGCTCAGTATAGATCATGACCACCAAACAGGGGCCGTAAGAGGGCTCCTCTGCTCCCGGTGCAACGTTGGTCTTGGGCACTTCTCGGACAATCCCGAGGTGCTGATCAAGGCCGCCGACTATCTCATTCAACACGAAATTTAGGAGACTCCTTTGGAGCCCCATCATCATGTCCACATCAGCACGGGCTTTCTGTTCGTCCTGATGCTGGCGCTTGTCGCGCTGATCGTGGCAGTCGGCTTTGCTATCTACTTGGCTCGCAAGCCCAAGGTTATCGAACGTGTCGAGCGCGTTTCGCAGACGCGGTTCATCGAGCCCGAGGCAGATGACCGTCCCTATGTCCGCTCAGTGTCGAGCGTGGGAGCGTATCGTGCGCCGCCCCGACAGGTTGACTCGACTGTGGCCCCTCCGGTGCGCGCCTATAGCCGAACTGCGGTTCCTGAGCCTCGGCAGCACTACACGGCGCCTTACACGCCTCCCTACACCCCGCCAGTCCAGAGTGACCGCCTTTTCGAGGGTATCCTGCTGGGGGAACTCATGGGCAGCTCTCATGGGTCAACCACGGTGATCGAAAGCGCGCCCTCCTATCCATTATCTTCAGACAGCTTCTCCTCAGGCTCAGACAGCAGCGGCTTCAGCTACGACAGCGGATCTTCGTCGTCTGATAGCGGCGGGTTTAGCTGCGACTGGTGAGGTGATTTTCAACGACAGATGAACGGGACGCTAAGGGCGTCCTTAGGAGACGCTCTTTGACAATTGAATACGAGTTCAGCATCTCCACCTCTTCCGAGGGGCTGGACACAGCTTCCTATTTAGCGTCGTCCACCACAAGCCGCGCCGGTGCGAGCTGTCGGCTTGCCCGTCAACTGGTTTCAGAGGGTGCGGCAGACGGGACGCTACACCTGCTTCGGGACGGTAAGCGGGTGTTGAGCTACAAGTCCCTTCACTCACACGCTCAGAGAACTTTCAGGGAGAACGACAAGGGCATTCGCTTCATCAAGTGGCGCCCGTCCCCCTTCGCGGGAGACGCTAATGCCTGAAGAGGTTCTCATATGGGACTGCGAGGCTAACGGCCTCCTCGACACCGCCACCAAACTTCACTCACTCCAGATCGGCACAGTCAAAGGCGCCGATAGCACCATCTACTGCGATGCCTTGCCGGGATATCCTTCAATCGCTGAAGGCCTTCAACGACTTTCAGAAGCCCCTAAACTTATCGGGCACAACGTCCTGAAATACGACTTTCCGCTGATCGAGAAGCTCTACCCCGGAACGCTCCGACTGGAGCAGATGGTGGACACGCTTGTTATGGCGCGGCTTTTCGCGCCGGAAGAAAGGGCACACAGCCTGGACGAATGGGGTCAGCGTTTAGGGGTTTTGAAGGGGATCTTCAACGGCCCTTGGGACACCTGCACTCCGGCCATGATGGAGTATGCGGCGCAGGACGTTGTCGTGACCCGCGCTCTCTACAATCACGTCAAGGAAGTCGAGGATTGGGGATGTCTCGACACTGAGCTGAAGTTCGCCTGGATCATGTTCCTACAGGAGCAGAATGGCTTCACGCTGGATATCAAGGCGGCTCAGGAACTCGAGGCAGAACTTCGCGGCGAGCTGGCAGACCTCCTTACCGAGGCGCAGTCAGCATTTCCCCCGCGATGGGTCCCTAACGGGAAGAATGCACAGGCCGCGATGTTCACCCCTAAGGGGGACAACAAGCGCCACGGCTATACTGCTGGGTGCCCCATGACCAAGGTGATCCTTCAGGACTTCAACCCCGGCTCCCGTAAGCAGGTTGGGGAGCGGCTTATCCAACTTGGCTGGAAGCCCAAGGCCTACGGCAATGATGGAAACCCGACCATTGACGATGAAATCCTGTCCCGCCTGCCGTTCCCGCAGGCAAAGAAGCTAGTCCGATACTTCGCTGTCTCCAAGCAGCTTGGGCAGTTGTCCGATGGAAAATACGGATGGCTCCAGGTGGTCGGAAGCGACGGACGTATTCATGGCCGAGTCAACTCGGTCGGGTGTGCTCCAGGTCGATGCAGCCACAGCGGTCCTAATCTAGCGCAAGTCTCAAAAAAGGACTTGCGTATGCGCTCCGTGTGGACCGCTAGACGAGATTGGAAACTTATCGGCTGTGATGGCGCGTCGATACAGGCCCGCGCCCTGGCTCACTACCTTGCTCACTATGACGACGGACTTGCGATCAATCGCGAAATCAACGGGGACAAGGCGCTGGGTACTGATACGCACAGCGCCAACCGCAAGGCTCTTGAGCTATGCGGAATGCGTGTCCCTCCTGGGTACAGCGGCGATCCTGGTAAGCTACTCGGGAGGCTCCGTGAAGGTGCAAAGCGTGCCCTATACTGCGTTTTATTCGGCGGGGGAGACCCCAAGCTGGGGAAAACGATCAAGGAAGAGTGCCGCGAAGCTGGTGTTCCCGTCCCGCGAGTTCCCGATAGCGAACTAGGCAAGTTGGCTCGCAGGCAGTTGTTCAAGTCCATTGTTGGCTTTGATCGGTTGCAGGCTGCTATTCAGGCCGCTGCACGCAGCCCCAAAAAGGGCGGTAGAGGGTATTTGAAGGCCCTCGGCGGGATGCACGTCAAGTGCCGCTCAGAGCATAGCGCGCTGGTGTTTCTTATGCAGTCCTTCGAGGCATCTGTAATGAAGCTCGCAGCAGTGATCTTCTATTTCGAGAAGTGCGCTGAGAACGGTTGGGAACACGGCAAGGACTTCGCTTTCTGCGCTAACGTCCATGACGAGGCCCAGATGGAGGCCCGCCCGGAGATTGCTAAGGCAGTCGGGCAGGCGTTTGCAGATTCAATCAAAGAGGCCGGTGAGCGGCTTGGTTCAAGGTGCCCAATGGCTGGTGAGTATTCCATTGGGGTGAATTGGCGCGAAACGCATTAGTGCAATCGAGAGAAGGAATGAAAGAAATGGATCAAATCAAAGCGGGAACAGTAGTGGCGTTCGCGCGCCGCAGCTGGGATATATCGGCTGATAAACCCTACACAGTCCAGGAAGACCCCGCCTGCGGGCTATTCATCGAAGATGATGGAGGAGACGCCCGCTACGCCTGCGTTCAGGATCCCGACAATTATCAGTCCAAGGGGGGATACATTGTGCAGCACCCGGCTGATCCTGCCTCCGACACCCGCACGGCCCTTATAGAGGCCCTGAAGGCGCGGTTGGAGGCCGTCAAGGACGCCCCGCTGCACACACTTGAAAACAGCGAGCAGTTCTGGATCGGCCAGGCGCTGGATAAGGCTTATGGCATTCGGGCTACGTTTAGCCCCGGCCCTTCAACAGTCACCTTCACGGAGCTTGCCAATAACCCCTGAAACGGCCTTTAAGGTCCCGTTCCTGCCGGAACACTACAAGGCTGCCCTCAAGGTAGTCCGCACCGTTTACCCCACAGCGGTCCTTGCAGGGGGCGCTTTGCGTGACCTTTGCTGGGACTTTCAGGTCAAGGACCTGGATATCTTCGTAGACGCCGCTGATGGTCCTCTGGAAGCGCGCCTGCCGGACCTTCACAAAGTCCTCGGCCACCACTTCTCAATCTGCGGTCTCGACTACATTCCCGGCACAGCCTCTGAAGCAGGCGCTTCTGCCGTGTTCGTAGACCACGCGCTTGGCGCGCTTCCGATCAACGTCATCGAAATCCAGCGCCCTCATGGGGTGAACGACTTCGAGGCATTCGTTCGCCGCCGCATGGACTTCGCCGCCTGCCAGATCAGCTTTGATGATAACCTCGTCAGGATGACTGGAGAGGCTCACGCCGACCTGAGAGACGGGGTTATGCGGCTGATGCGAAAGGAGACTCCAGAGGGCGTTGAGAGGTCCCTGCGGAGGGCTGAGAGGTTCAAGCAGCGGATGCCAGGTATCAGGTTTGATCTGGGTGCGGAGGCGTCCCTCTGATGCGTACACTCTGCAATGAATGGGATAAGAATGCCGCCGCATGGCTTCGCGAACTCAGTGCTCAAGGGCACATACAAAATACGGAGGTAGATGAACGCTCAATTACCGGGCTCACAGCCCACGATCTGCGAGACTTCGACCAGTGCCATTTCTTCGCCGGCATCGGCGGCTGGCCGCTCGCCCTGCGCTGGGCAGGACTTGAAGGAACGCCCGGTGTCTGGACCGGATCACCGCCCTGCCAGCCATTCTCCGTCGCTGGAAAAGGGCTTGGACAAGCTGATGAGCGGCACCTTGCCCCAGTCTGGCTGGACCTCATCCGCGAGTGCAAGCCTGGCCTCATTTTTGGGGAGCAGGTTGAAGCGGCAATTCGGGTCGGATGGATCGATGATCTATTCGATGCGCTGGAAGAATGCGGCTACACCTGCGGGGCGGCAGTATTGCCAGCTTGTAGCGTCGGCGCGCCGCACATCCGCAAGCGACTGTTCTTCGGAGCGGTCAGGGTGGCCGACGCCAACGCAAACCTATTCAGCGCGCGGCGAGAAATACGATCCGCTCGCCCCGAACATGACGTTGAACATGGCGGCGCAACGTGCTGGGTGGCCAACACCGACAACGCGCGATCACAAGGACGGACAGGAATGTCTGAACGTTCCGACGAACAGCCTACTGGGCCGGGAAGTGTGGAAGGCAGACCAGCCGATCCGCATCACGCCTTCTGGTCAGGTGCTGACTGGCTCGGATGCAGGGACGGCAAGTTCCGGTCAGTTGAACCCGGCTCACAGCCGTTGGCTGCAAGGCTACCCGCCCGTGTGGTGCGACTGCGCGGTTACGGCAATGCAATCGTGCCCCAAGTCGCGGCGCAATTCATCACGGAATTTCTCGGCGCAATCGGAGACCTGAATAAGCCTAGCCTTAATTGACGGCGACATTTGCGCCTTCAGGGCCGCAGCAGCGGTTCAAAAGACTTTCGACTTCGGCGCTCCTGAGCCGACCATTCACGCAGACGAAGAAGAAGCCCAAAGGGCCTGTATCGAGACCATTGAAGCATGGGCCAGCCTAGCCCGTTGCAGGGACGTTAGGGTGCTGTTCACAGGCCCGCACAACTTCCGCAAGAAGATCCTTCCGACCTACAAAGGGAACCGCAAAGGCGGCAAGCCTCTGGCCTATTGGGCCACTGTGCGGGCCGTGAAAGAGCGGTTCCGTTGTGACGAGGTAGACGGCCTTGAGGCTGACGACCTCATGGGCATTCTAGCGACCTCTAAGGGCCATGAAGAAAGCATTGTCGTGACCCTCGATAAGGACCTGAGAACGGTCCCAGGACGGCACTTCAATCCCGTCAAGGACTCCAAGCCCTGCATCGTCACTCCTGCTCAGGCGAACCTGAAATGGTTCACGCAGACTCTGACCGGCGACACCACAGACAATTACGCAGGCTGCCCAGGCATCGGGCCAAAGCGCGCTGAGACGATCCTGAGCGGGTGGGACGGGTGCTCTCTGACTGCGGGCTGGAAGCTGGTGGTCGAGGCTTACAAGGGCAAGAAGCTGACCGAGGCGGATGCTTTGGTGCAGGCAAGAGTGGCTAAGATCCTGACACGGGATGATTATGACCGGGACAGTAAAGAGGTGATTTTATGGGACCTTAAGGGTCCTCAGCGGCTGAAACTCGAAGATGTTGTGAAATAGGAAGGAAAGAGAATGAGCAAATTTAAGGTAGGGGACCGCGTAAAGGCAGTGAAAAGTGACCTTCTATACGAGATCCACGTTGGGAAAGAGGGCGTCGTCTATCAGATAGACGCTGACGGAGACACGCATGTCAGGTTCTCCTGCGGGGATTCCGACTCCGGATATGCGTCTGACTTTGAGCTTCTCCATCCGGCTGAGAACGCAGGGGCACTCAAGGAATCCCTTCAGAACCTCCACAAGCAATTCCTGACAGCCGGAGATAGCATCCCTGCGTTTGCTCTAAAGGAGGTCATCTCAGAGCACTTCGGCGTGGCCTGGCAGGAGCCCCAAGAGGGCCGCTGGGTGGAGAAGGAGAACGCGGCTTGAGTAAGCTGGCATCAGTGGACGACTGGTGGGATTTGTCAGATGAAGAAAAGGAGGCTTTTGTGAGTGCTCATGAGCGGCGTCCTCAGGTTGTTTCAGGGGCCACTGTGCGATCTCTTGAAGTGCGCCCAGAGGACCTTCAGGGGGAAACTGTGTGTGTGCCGGACGAGCCCGCTTCAGACGCCGTGTTCCGACCCTCGCACTACGCCCGCTGGAACATCGAACCCATCACCTTCATCTCCGCCAATAACCTCGACTTCCTGACCGGCAACGTGATCAAATATGTCATGCGTCACGATGCGAAGAACGGTCTGGAGGACCTGCGGAAGGCTGCCCGGTATCTTGAGATACTGATCGGGCACGTTGAGCGGGAGAAGGCAGGGGCGCCGATCAAGGTGCAGGCCGTCTAACGTCCAGCTTCCATGCAAACAGCTTCGAAAGAGACGATGGAGCCGAGCGGGATAAACTCGTAAGTGACTAAGGCTGTAATACCCTTGCCTCTAGGTCTATCATCCCGCGTGATCATCACACCAATATCAGATATCAGTACACGTTCATTTCTCTTCGATGCTGTAATCTTACGCCCATCTGAAAGCTGAAGAGCAAGTTTGTCGCTGTCATTAGTCGCGAGACTGTTCCAGAAATCCTCAATTCGATCATGTAATGCCACGGCTATTTCCTGCAAAATTAAAAGTTAAAGTAAAAACAGTTACCCAAAGGGACCCTTTAAAGGGCCTCTGAGGGTAACTGTTTTTTCAACTTGCGGACAAGAACAGATTTCGCTCCTTGGCGCGCCTCAGGGACAAGCCCCGGCTCACCTTGCCCTTGATCAGGTTCCACTTCGGGAACTCGTCAGCGGCCCCGTTAAGGTCCCCTGCATTGAGCTTCTTCAGCATTGTTGAGCGGCTGAATGCCGTCTCCCCGATGTTGTAGACCAGGCTCAGCACAGCAGCCCCTTGGCGGTCCGTCAGAGGCACTTTCACAAGGCGCTCGGTAGTGTCCCAAAAGGATACCAGAACGTTCCTCAGCAAGGCTGCTGCCGTAGCCTCTGACATGGTTGGCGTTGAGGCTGTGACGGGCTTGCCGTTGAGCAGGTAGGTAGACCCATAGCCGATTGTCCAGACGCCCCCCTGGTCCTGATAGGGGCGCGCTCTGAAGCCCTCGAAAGAGGCCACCAGAGAGACGGCCTCCTCAGGGAAGCCCATTAAGGGGCCTTAGGGGTCTGGAAGGTACTGGCGGCCTTGAGAACGGCGGTCAGAACGGCCATTGCAAAGGTCGTGATGGTGGCCGTGCTCCAGTCCGTGGAAAGGGCCGCACCGGCTGCGGTAGCGATGGTTGCAACGGCAGCCGCGAGGGCAGCGCCCTCAGTCTTGGTGATCTTCATTATTTCGTCCAGAAGGATGTGAGGAGGTGGTCGCCTAGCCAGCCGAGACCGACTGAGACGGCGGCCCAGATGCCGAGGACCTTGGCCCGGTCGTTCTCCAGTGCGGAGATGCGGTCCTCATGGTCCTCGATCTTCTTGTCCTGCTCCTTGTCACGGGTGAGCAGCATGTCCAGCTTGCCGTCCATGCGCCCGACCAAAAGGATCAGGGTGTCAGTGTTGTCCGCTGACTTCTCAGCCGGATTCACGTCTTGATCTGAGCCCCCTGAAGGTCCGCATGAGCGCGTTCTGCAAGGGCCACTAGCTGAGCCCATTCATCCTCAGTCGGCTCCCGCTTAGCCTCGAAGATGCCCTCAAGAAGCTGGATAAGCTCCTGGATAATGGGAATGTCAGAGGCGACCGCAGAGAGGATCGAGGCGATAAGGGGAAGTGCCGCCAGCATTACTTGACGCCTCCGATGTTGTGGGTGGCGAGGTAGCTGTAGAAGGCAGACACTGCCGCCTGAGCTTCCGTAGCCTCAAGAGAGGTCACAGAGGCCCCAGCCTGAGCATCGAGCACAAGCGGATGCAAGGCGTTGTATGCCTTCTGATCGGCCACCTTGATTTCACTGACAGTTGCAGCATTGGGAGGGCCGAAGGAGCCCTCAACGTACTGCTTGGCGACCGTTTCAGAGGCCGTGAGGGTGGCCTGAGAGGCGTAAAGGGTCTGGTAGACGGACCCCTGAAGGGAACCCGCACAGGCTGTTAGAAGGCTTGTGAGGGCAAGTGCAAAGGCCCACTTAGGGCATTTTAGTGTGTATATTTCTGGTTCCTATCATGAGGTGATCCTGCTGTGCTGGTCAGGCGGACGGCGCAGTGTAGCTGCTACCGATCGGGTGCTGGCCTTCGTGGTCGGGGATAGCTGCCGTCCCGTCTGGGGGGGACCAGTCGGATCTGCCGTCCCAGAGCACCCGGTCGATAACGTATCCGATCGGGTGTTCAACCGTAGCTGCGGTAAGATATACCGAGTAGGCGTCAGGCTGCGTCATGTTTGTACTCCTCAGGCGCTAAATTCATCGATGATGCCGACGCCGTTGGCTCCTGCGCCTCCCGCATTTTGGGCTGCTTGCTGGTTCGCATGAGCGCCGCCGCCGCCGCCCCAGCCGCCTGCGTTCCCGCCGGGCTGCGATGTGCCGCCATTATAGACAGTGATACCGGCCCCACCCGCACCCATAGGGCTATTGCTGCCAGGGGGAGCTGCGGCTGTTCCCAGCACAGCGATACCGGGCAAACCGCCCGCCGCTGCAACCGCGTAAACAATGTTCGGGCCGCTCGGCAGTCCATTGCCAGGGCATCCCGGAATTGACGACGCAGCGCTGGAGGATGTTTGTGTTCCGGCATAGCCGCCAAGCCCACCGGGGCATGAGAGCGCAGCAAACGAGCCAAACGGGCCGAATGTGCTGGCGCCTCCGGTTCCGCCCGCCTTGCCAGTCACGCCAACGCCACCGACGCCGATGCTGATCGGGATCTGCTGACCAGGAGTGGCGGGGAAGATCGCCTCTACATAGGCACCCGCGCCACCGCTTGAAGCGCAGGACGAGCCGCCCCCACTGGTGTTATCGGCGCTTCCCCCCGCCGCACCGCCCGCCGCCTGGAGGCGAACACGAATTTTATAGACGCCAGCCGGGACAGTGTAAGTCTGGGACGATGTAATGACGGTCGTATTGAGGTTGCGACCGGAATTCAGCCGGGCGGCAAATTCGGTCGTAGCGAAAGACTTGTCGCTCGTTCCGAGAGGCGCGGTCGTTCCAGTCGGATTCTGCATAAAGGAGACCGGCCCTGCCACGCTCTGCTGGCCCGTGTCGGCAGTTTCAAGGTAGTTACCGGCTGCCTGATAGTTACCGGCTGGCTGATAGTTACCGGCTGCCTGATAGTTCCCGGCTGGTTGCACTACGTGCCAATTTCCCGTGCCGTCCTGAAAGGCCGGATTGCCAGTCGGGGTGTCTATGCTTGCCTTGACGATACCCCCCAGATCACCGCCAGCATTAGCCACAAGCCCAGCGAACAGATCGCCCCACGAAGCGCCGGACGCACCGGGGACAGACACATTCCCCGCTACCGTCGAGACCCAGAATTTTCCTGGGGTGCTGCCATCGGGGACAACTGCATTCAGCCCGTACCCGCCCACCGAGGACGCCAAAGAGCTGTTGAAAGGGAGCAGCGCCCGGAGAGAGAGTGCGTCAAGAGAAACTCCCCCCACTGTCCCTGCATCAAGGGCACCAGTCAAAGCCCCTAGGACGGTCACATTGTTTAGGGTTGGGGAAGGGAACGCTTCATTACTGGACAAGGGCAATTTCCCCACCATTGTTCCAGAGCGTTCCGACTGAGCCCGGCACGGTCGGAAGTCCCCGCAGGTCCCCCGTCAGGAAGTAGTTCGCGCTTTGGAGTGCCTCAGCAAGTGTTGGGGCAATTGCCTCCGCCGTTTGGGCGGCTGCTGTAACCTGTGGCACAGCGACCTGGAGGGCGGTCTGCAAATCCAAGGCCGCTGCAACAGTCGCCGTATTGTCGTAGAAGAAAGAGCCGCAAATCTGCGTCGGCCCGGGTGTGGACAGGGTGCCGCTCATGGGCGCCATTTACTCCGTGATATAGAGGGGCTGTATAGATGCTGGGCCGCCGCTGCTCTCCATCGCAATTGCTTGCCCCTGAACGTCCCCTAAAAGACCTGTGAAGGTGTCCTCCCAGGTCTGAGTTGACGGGTGATCGCACCATAGCCCCGCATATTTGAGGGCGGCGTAGGTGACGAGATCAGGGCAGGCCAGCGTGAACTCGTTCGTATCCGTGAGGTTGGATAGACTGCTAACCGCGCCATAATAGTGAAAGAGAACCGACCCACCCTGCGGAATGGCCCCCCGGAAATGGATCGTGCTCCCAATCCGGGCGTAAGCCTCAGGGTTTATCTGGTTGGGCAGTCCGACAATCTGACGGAAAGCGCGCCGCTCCAGCGCGCGGCTTCGGTCTTGACAAGAGAGGCTGGCGAATACGTCAATCATCTCAAGAAAATCGTCAGGCATGGTAGCGTACGTCATCTGCCCTTGCGCGAGGATAAGCCTGTGGCGTTCCATCGAAGGGACCCTGAGGGACCGCTGGATACGCGCCAAGCCTCGATTGACGAAATTGATTGCCTGTACCTGGGAGCAGTCGTCCCGGTTCAGCTCGCCGTTGAAGTCGCTGAGGATATCCTGAAGGGCGGCCATCAGACCTCCTTCGAGGTCGCAAGGAACGCCTCAAGATTATCCCTGCGGAGCCGCGCTACGATATCCTTGGCCTCCATGTTCCAAGGGTCGAGACCTTGGGCACACCAGAGGTCGAATACGGCGGCTGGAATGGAGGCGACTTTCATGTATTCGCGCTCCCTCACATTTTTCGAGGCTAGGCGCTCGTCCCGCAGGTTTGCGAGGAAGTCATCAGAGAGTTCTTGCTGACGGAGGATCACAAGCGATCCGTCATCCTGCCCGATCAAGTCGGTGTGGACAGTGTTGAAAACGTTCAAGGGCCTGCTTTGAAGAATGTGAAGGGGAAGTTGAGGAGCCCCGTTAGAGGCTCCTCAGAGTGGCTTCAGGCCAAGTTCGTGATCAGCGCCGAGCCCTTGAAGTTCATGTGCTTCAGGGAGAACTCGCCAAGGATCTGAACATTGGTGCTGTCACCAGTGACGGCCAGCGTCTGGCGGAACCAGTCACGGAAGGTGACGAGCTTCCACATCGCCGGATCGAACAGCAGGGCATCCGCCGTGGTATCAGGGGTGCCCGATGCGCCAGTGCCGCGAATGAAGCGGTTCATCACGACCTTAAGGGTCCCGTAAGGGGACTTGTAGATCGAAATGTTGTGGTTCAGCGTCGTGTCCTGGTTCTGGACGAACACAGTGCGGTTAGAGGCCGAGAAGCCAGCAATCGTGTTGGCATCGCTTGGGCGAACCATGATCGTGTTGGCATCAGCACCGGCATTGTAGCTGGCCTGCTGCGTCGTCAGGAGCATCTGCTCAGTGAGCGCCGTGGCTGCCGGAGCGGTGCCCGTGGCATTCAGGCCAGATCCTGCCGTGTAGACCATGCTGGGGTCGATCATGGCCTGGTAGCCAGCCATCTCACGGGCCGTGCCGTCCGCACCTGCGGCCTTGCCCTGGCCGGTGCCGATGAAGGCCCACTCTCGGTCGCGCTTCAGCTCCTTGGAGCGCAGGCCGAGCTGGTAAGCAAGCTCCTGACCACGGCCATAGGTTTTGGTCGCCTGCATTGAGCCCGTCACGCTGGCAGTCTTGGTGAAAATCTGCGTGGTGTTGGAGCGCATGACAGTCGGGTTGAACTGTGCAGCCGGGGCGCTGGCGCCTTCGACCTGGGCGTTCTGGCCCACGTTCATCAGCGAATCTTCCTGCCACTCGAACAGCTTCTGAGTGGACTTATCGCCGCCGATCATCGACTGGAACGGCGTAGCGGTCGGAGCGATATTGGAGATAACGTCCGAGATATCTTCTTTGGTGCCTACAACATCGTAGGAGGAAACAGTGGTCAAATATCTACCTTAGTGAAGTTTCGCCATGAACGCCGCAGTGATGGCGTCAGGGTCGGTGGGGTTTGCGCGAAGGGATTTCAGAGCCTTGTTCAGGCCATCCTTCTCGGACGCATCAGCATTTGAACCGGCTGAGCCCGGTTTGATCACCCGGCTGGGCTTATTGACGACCTTCTGGACCTGAGCATCCACGGTCTTGCTGCCGGTATCGTAGAGGTATGCCTTGTGGAGGAGGCGGAGCATCGTCGGGTCTGTGACATTCTCGATGCCTTCAACGCCGCTCTTACGGGCAAATTCAACGAGCTTGGGGTAAACGGCGGGGAAGTCCTTGATGCCCTTCATAGGGTCGGTAAGTTCCGCAGCGCAGGCCTTTGCGGCCTCCTGACGGGCATCCTCAGCGGCCTTGCGGGCTTCCTCCAGACGCCCGTTCACCTCACTGTGGAGGAACGCGAGGTCCTTGTAGGCTGCCTCAGCATCAGCGCGGACCTGCTTGAACGTCTCAGGGTCCACATTAGGGTCCCGGCTGATTGCAAGCCAGTCGAGGTCCTTGTAGGGCGCGTAGCGCTCCTCAGCGCGCTTCCACATTTCAGTGTAGGCGGCTTCGAGGCGATCCTTTTGAGCCGTAGCTGCTTCAGATGCCTTGGCAGCCTCAGCGAAGCGGCCAGAGAACTGCCCGTGCTCCTCAATGAGGCTACGCAGTTCCTTCAGCTTGTAGGTCTTGATCTCCTCGCCGAAGGGGAGTTCAACGTCTGGATCGTCATCTTCGGCAGGAGCCTCGGCGCGCTCAGGCTCCGCTGCGTCCGTCTGCTCTGGTTCAGGGGGCTTCCTGCGAGGCTCCTCAGAGACCTCAGAAGGTGCCTGAGAGGCTTCCAAGTGGGCCGCGAAGGCATCCGTAGCGTCGAGTTCAACAGGCGCTGTAGCGGCACCCTCAGGGGCCATGAGAGGCCCTCTGTTAAGCAGGATCAATATGTGTCCTCATGGTTGTGTAGGGCATCGGCCATCTGCTCTCCGGCTGAGTGGCGCATCTGCAATTCTCGGCAGATTTCAGTCAGCGCGTATTGGAGCAGGTGGTGATATTCCCTGGCCTCCCGGCCTGCCTCCCCCGGCTTTGCGGCGCAGAGGGCGGATAGGTTGTAGTTCGTCAGATCATCGACCACAGCGCAGAAAGTCGTGTCATCGAGCAGGCGCTTTGCAGCCGCGCCGCGCTCAATCAAGAGCGCAGCCTGGTCCTCGTTAGGGTGCATCAACCGGGGTCAATCCTTGCTTGTGCATCGCCCATTGCGAGGGCCTGTTTCGACATGAGCAGCTCAGTCGTATCGACCGCCACCTTGTGATTGAACTGATCCTGCTTGAGACCCTGATCGGCATGAGCCTTCTCAGTCTGAAGCTGAATCTTCGCCATGCCCTGCTCATACTTCTGCTGGGCTTCCTCACGAGATAGCTGAGCATTGAGCTTAGCGGCCTCGGCATTGGCCAGCTTGACCTGAGCATCTGCCTGCTTAACAGCGAGGTCAGCCTGCTGCATCGGATCGGGCTGCGGGGGCGGAATCTGGTCAGGAGGCAGCAGAACGCTGGTTGCATCCTTGATCCCCATGTTTTCCAGAATTCGGCTAGCGACGTAGAACTTCTTCTCAGGCGCGTAAGCCGGACCATACCCATTGGCTGGGTTGGATAGGTACTGGTCGATTGCCTGCCACTTCTGGGCCTCTTTCGCCTGCTCGCCGTACCCAAGAGCCAACGAGATATCCATCTCGGTGTCTTCGGGCCACTGAGTGAAGTCAGTCTGCGTCCAAACCCCGTTGGACTCCTGAATGAGCTTCTGCGGCTCCTCATTCTCCAGGATCAGCCGGTAGACCATTGAGTAGAGCTTGCGAAGGAATACCTCAGCAAAGTTCCTGGCGATGATCTTCTGACGGATTTGCGAGACCGCGATCAGGTCCTGCACCATGCCCTGAGAATTCTGGGTAGAGATGGCGTCCTTGTTCAGCCCCTGTGACAGACTGGATATGCCGCTGATTTCCTCGCCGCCCTGCTGAAGCTGGGACATGGTTTGGAACACGAATGGGTTAAGGGACGCCTGCGGCAGCGGAGCCACAGAGGAAATTACGTCGCGGACGTTGACGATGCCGCCGAGGCGGTTTTCCATCAGTTCGCGTGGGTTCGTCACGCCCCCCTGAGCGACCATCATCCGGGGATTGGTGGTGATCAGCGAGTGGTTGATGATCGAGCGCGTCAGGAACGTCTGCGCGTTCTGCGTCGGAACCAGAAGAAGGCCGTAGTTGGCGCCGTAGAATGCATGGGACCGAGGCAGAGCGCAGAAGTCGATGAAGGGCTTATGGCTGACAGGTTCTTTGTCCAGAACCTGATTGCAGCACAGATCGACCTTGTAGAGCTGGCTTGTGCCATCCCCCTCAATGTCGAGGTGCATATAGCACTCATAGACGGTGTAGAGCTTGCGGGCATCCTGCGTGTCCCCGTCAAGGTCTGACAGGCCGATGATATCGCCCGTCTGCCCGAACCGCTGCACGACCTCAGGATTGAGCCGCTCGTCCATGCCGTCATCATCAGGTAGGTCCTCAATGATGCTTTTGGGGTACCCGTGCTTGATCAGCTCGGATTTGGTCATGGACTGGCGGTGGAACACCAGGTTTGCCTCCTCAATGGACGTTGCCATTTGGGAGATGCCGAACTCCTCAGGAGGAATTGGGCGCAGGCGGACTTGGGAGCGGTTGCGCTTGCACTTCACGAGAACGCGCTTCAGAGTACCGTCCTCGTCCCCTTTCTCGACCTCCTCAACGGAACTCGTAGGGTCCTTCATAAGGAAGGCCATGAGCTGCTCGTAAGACGGCTCACTCAGGTCATAGAACTGGTCCTCATAGGAGGCCTCCCAATAGACCTTGCAGACCCCGTTACGGGCCTTCAGCGCGTCCTCGATAACCGTCTGGAACACCTGAAAGCCTGAGTTCTGCGAGAAGATAACGCGGGTAACGTAATCCGTGCGGAACTTGGCCTGCATATCCGTCTCGCCGGGGGCCGTGTTAAAAACGACCGGACGAGTGTTCCCTGAAAAGACCTCAAGGAGCTGGGCCTTCATGCTCTCAATACCGACATAGACATTCATCGAGCGGTAGTCAGAGTCTCCCTTGTGGAGCATTCCAGGCTTTTCGGCATCATAGTAGCGGGAGACGCGCTCCCGTTCCTTGGACAGCTTCGAGCTGCCGCCGTAGCCGTAAGACTGGCCAATGCCGGTCTGGGCAATAGCGGCAATCGCCGCGTCTGTCAGTTTTGCCAAATTACTCCTGAGGGGAAAGATACCAATCGTCCAGGACCTCTATGGGAACCCAGCGTTTTTCAGTGATGTGCAGAGCCATTGCGAGGGCCATAACGGTGTCGTCGTGCTTGCCCTTATCGGCCTCCATGCGGCCCGATTGGGTGACGATGAAGGTCCGCATCTCGTCCAGCGTAGCCGGGTCGTAGATAGCTACCTGGTTCTTCCGAACCTCGGCGCGCAGCTTGTCGATGATCAGTGGCTTAGTAGAAACATTCGTCTGGAACCCCAGCCGCCGTGTGACCTGATCGGTCTCCTGATTGTGCACCTCGTCTGAGTAGACGTTAGGGTACAACAGGTCCTTGTATAGCCGCGTCACGGTGAGGATGCCGTGATTGTTTGCTTCCACAATGACCCGCGCATCGTTGTAAAGACGGCCCAGTGCCGCAAGGATATGGGCGAAATAGTCAGGGTCTACTTGAGCGCGGAAGATGCCCACCTGGCGCATGTCAGGGTCGAGGATCTGTGCCACGGACCAGTCACCGTTGACCCCAGCGGCTACGTCTGCCCCGATGAAGTAGTTCTCGCCCGGTGTGATTGGGTAGAACTGCTGAAGTTCCCCCATAGAGTGATCAACGAACTTCCCGCCTTCATACGCCATGCGAGACCGAGGCGGCTGAATAAGGCGGCGCATATCGTCCAATTTGAGCGGATCGAACACGGGACGCCCGGAGGTCAGAAAGGCTTCCTCAGGGGTAGCCGGGTACTCCTGCTTCCACAGGTCCAGACCCTTCTCCGCGATCTTCTGACGGCGGAACATGAGCTGCCAGTCGTCAAGATCGTATTTGGCCGCTTCATCTTCCTCCATAGGGGTCCGTTGAAAGCCCTTTACAGGCTCAACGCGGCAGCTTGGATCAATGAACCAAGGGAGGAACACGGGAACGAACTCTGATCGGCCCGCAACGGCCTCTTGCCACTGTTCATAGAACACCCCGGTCATACCGTTGGCGGTGCTCTCGATGTAAACCTCAGTGTCATCCGTCTTGGGCACCGCGTCCATCAGACCTGAGAAGATCTCTCGGCTGGACGACTTGGGCCAGAAGGCGACCTCAGAGGCGTGGACGTGTGTGAGCGTCTCGCCGCGCCCTACGGTGTCGCCGCCTGCTGTGGCAACGATATAGCCGCTATCCAGATGGCCGAAGCGCAATTCACGTCTGGAGGCAGTTTTGGTGGACGGCTTCAGGACTTCGGGGCACAACTCATGAAACCGCTGCGTCATGTCGAACAGGGTTGAGGTAGCTGTGGCATGGTGCGTGACCACCATTGCCTTCTTGGCCTTGCGCTGGGAGACCCGGAAGTAGAGCCGCCCTTCAACGTAGGTGGATAGGCCCTGCTGGCGGGACTTCAGAATGATGACGCGAACGCGCCCTGTGGCTGCCTTCTGCTTCTCTACAATTTCGCTGAGACGCCGCTGAGCCTCGTTGAAGATGAACGGAACAATCTCGGACTTCTTCGTTCTGATCTTCAGGGCGTGACGGGCGTAGAACTCAAAGTCGTCATAAAGTCGGCGCCTCAGCGCCTGGCGATCCTGAGTGATTACTCGGAAATCCTGTCCAGCCACGCCTCAGCGACTGAGAGCTGTGCCTCGGTCTTCACAACCGGCTTGGTCTTGGTGAACTCAAGGACGGTTTTGATGGCGCTCAGCCGGTCGCGCGGCGAGTAGAGGTATCTACTTGTTGGACGGGCCTCGTGTTCAGTCGGAGGTGCCGTATCTTTGGTGATGACGATTTCAACGGCAGCGGCCAGCGCAACGTCTGCCATTGCACCTTCGTCAGTGGTGATGCCTTCTTCGATCATCTTCTTCACAATTCTGTCTGCACGTTCCGCCCCTTCGCGCCTGATCTTGGCGAGGAGCTTCTTCTTGCCTGCCCAGCCAGGAGGGACGCCTTGGCAGCCCCACTTCTTCAGCTCGACAAGGCGCTTTATACGCTTGGAGCTTGCAACCTGGACTTCCTCATACTCTTCACGAGTTGCGGGGTAATGAGGCACCTTTCCGACGAGGCACGGGTACCAGATCCCCCTTACCTTGTCCTGCAACAGGGGATGCCGGTTGAGCGGCTTTGCGGTCGGTGGTCGGACGATCCTCGGCAGACCGTCCTCGGCAATATAACGTTCGTAGGCTGCCAACTGGCGTATCTCCTATTTTCTGCGCTATCTGCGCTTCGATTTCGGGGCGATGGGCGGCCAGAAAGCGGCCAGTAAGGTGGGAGACGGCGGCCTGAGCTTCAGCGTCGTCCAGCAGAGGGCATGAGAGGACAGCTTGGGTGTCCCTTAGAAGGTCCCCTAAGGTCACTGTTCGGGCTGCTTCATGAGCTGCTTGGTGAACATGTGGGCGTGTTGCTGAGCCTCCTCAGGAGGAAGCGTTGCAAGGTAGTTCTGAGCCACCTGCATCTTGTCCTGAGGGTGCGGAGCATGGGCTACGGCAGTGATTGCAGAGGCCAGTGCCGGTTTGCCGTTGTCATGGGCAGCCTGCGCCAAGGAGGCTGCGTGGGCACCGTAGTGAGTCTTCTTCGCCTTACCCTTGGACTTGCGGACCCGGTTGATGTTGTCGAGTCCTGCCACCACGCCAGGCTGATTGGCAGAGTTCTGCTGAAGGCTATCCTGAGACTGAGAGGAGCCCGAAGCACCCTTGTTCATGGTTGCCGCGAACGTGCGGCGTCTGGCCGCTGCTGCGGTCAACGTTGTCTGATCTGTCAATCAATCCCTTTGAGGAGTTGAGGGGAGATGAAAGAGGCGGATTCGGGGTGCTTGGCGAGAAGCTCCTGGTAGAGTCCCTGCTTTGCTTCCGTCTTGGGGAGAACCTTGAGGTCCTGCATACGCGCCGCGACCTCATGGTGTCCGGCTGCGGAGGCCGCCTGCGCGGCTCCATCGACCGCCGACTGATACGAGCGCGCTGCTCCCGCCCAACGGTGGTAGTTGTCAATGGGGCGTCCCATATTGGAGGGCCCGTTAGGTAGATCAGGAACAGAGGCAAATGCTCTGCTGACTGCATCGGCGGCTGCGGCGTCGTAGTCCTCAGGACGCTCTGCGCCAGTCCTCTGGTGATGGACCATGCGGGCAAGGTAGCGCGCCGTGTAGCCATCCGTGTTCTGCCCAGCAAGGATTGCGTCTGCTGCGCTTTGGGGCAACCCTGAGCCAATACCCTGCTGAACTGCTGCGGCGATTTCGCTGTGAAGCGCGGGCGGGAGCCGTTGATCAGTCAGTTTATGGTTGATCAGAACCTGCCCACCCCGCAATTCAGGTTGGAACGGGGCCGCCACACCTGCTGCGGTTTCTGGCGCTAATGTCGCGCCTGAGGGTGCCTGCGGCTGTGGAGAGGCACGGGGTGGAGGAGTAGCGGGACCCTGCGGAACCCCAAAGTCTATATTCTCAGGGTTCCTGATCGGACTTCCCATGTCACCTGCGGAGGCCTCGAAAAGCATCTCAGGGTCTGCTTCATTCAGTCCTGCGGATACGGCTCTGGCTCTGGACAGGGGACTCTCTGGAACCTGCTGTCCTGTGATATCGAGAACCCGCTGTGCGGCGCTGTTGAGCCGCTGTGCGGGAGCCTTTGCTAGCCCCAGCTTGTTATCCAATCCCCGTCCGATTGCCCCGCCGATAACGACACCGGGCGGCGCATCGAGCATTCCTAGGGCCGTGTGGTGGCCGAAGAACGGAATCAGGCCGCCAGCCGTTGCCCCGACTTTCTCAAGGGGACCCTTAGAGTTCCTCAGAAGTTTGTTGCTAGAGGCCGTATCGAGGTGGTCCAGGCCACTCAGCAAAGTGCCCCTGACACTTGGCGGCAGATTCTGCATCTGCGATATCGTGTCATAGGCCGAACCCGGAGCCGTCGATATTCTATTCTGGTGCGCCGCTGCCTGCTGGACTGCGTTTTTGATCGTGACGCGCTGCGCGGCTGTGATCAGAGCGTTCTTGTGGAGAGCGTCTGAAAGTCCGTTGAGGGACTCCGCGCCGTCTTTTACATAGCTGGCTGCTGAATTTGCCCAAGGGCCGCTGTTAAGCGTCGAGCCGTGGTGGGCGTCAATTCCTGAGATTACGGAGGCCGTGACTGGAGCGCGGTCCGGGGCGACCTTTGACAAGGCTCGTATGTCCGCAGCCTTTGATCCAGCAGCCAGCCCGCCTGGGACAGCAAGACCTGTCAAGAGTTCTGCCGCAGCCTGTTGCGACGGGGACGCCCCCGCTGCGTGGGCAAGCATACCCGCACCCGTGGACGCTGCACCTGAGGCAGCACCCGTGCCGAGGCGCGCTAAGGCTCCAGCGGCACCGCCTAACGCGGCTCCCGGAAGCGCACTGACCGCCCCTGAATAGAGCTGCTCACCCGCACCATTCGGCTTCGCTACGCCAGCCCGATCAAGGGCAGCCTCTGCCTGTTCGCTGACGGGAGTGGGCTTGACCTCAGCAAGTTCAGGACGGATTGCGGACGCCTGAGCCAAGTCCGTGTCCCCAGCATGAGAGAACATGTCTGCCAGTCCCGTCACGCCATTTGTCAGGGCTCGGCCCGTAAGCCCAGCCCAGTGATGGAGGGTGGACTCATGAGGCGCTGCTTGTGCCCCACCTTTCGGAGCATCGAACTGGTCGAATGGGTTTCCCCCGCTCGACGCAGGCTTTGCATCGAACTGGTCGAACGGGTTCTGTGCCATTACTTTCCTGGTGTAGCTGCTGCGGCTCCCTTGCCGTACTTCTGGTCGAAGGCGTCGGAGAACTGCGGGTTATTGCGGAGGTAGTCGATAGCGGCCTGAGGCGCAGTGATTGCCGGAGCCTTTGGAAAGGCCTTTGAAACCGCCTCAGCGGCCTCAGGATCAGCATGACCACCCGCCTTCCACTGCTCAAAGCTGGGGATATCACGGGGGGTGACTGAGCCATCAGAGCCCGTGGTGAACGGACTGCCAACGCCCTGAACGTACTCCCCAAGTGCTGATTCAATCTGCGCTGGGGTGGCGTTAGGGTTCCGCTGAAGCAGCGTGGCCCGTGCCTGATCGACCGCCTGTTGCAGGCGTGTATTGGCCGCCGTGGATTGAAGGATAGCGTTACCTGCCTGGTAAGGTACAGACTGGTCAGGGAGCGAAGCCCCAGCAATCTTGAGCCCCGCGACCAGAACTCGGCCCTTGGCCCCAGCTAGCTGAGCTGTCAGCGTATTGTGCTGCTTGTTGAGTTCAGCCGCGTCAGCGTTGCCCAGCCCATTGCCGGATAGAACAGAGGCCAGTGGAATACGCCACGATGCGCCCATACCGGGCTTTGACAGCGCAGTACTCTGAAGCCGGTCATAGGCCCCTTGGTACTGGTCGAGGTTGTTCAGCAGCGCCTGGTCATCCGTCAGGGCCGAAGCGTGATCTCTGGCGTACCGATCGCGCTCCCCTTGGTTCTTCTGCGCGAACTGCTGAGCGCCTCTGATGCCACCCTGAGTGGGCAGCGGAGGGAGCGCCCAAGGGTCCGTGGTAGGCGCGGGAGGGAGCGTCGGGGGCGCCAGAGGGGCGGGCTGAGGGGGCGTTGCAGGGGGTGTTGACGGGACGCCCGGGGGAGGTGGGGCTGGGGGAGACTGCGGAACACCTGCGGGAGCCTGCCCAATATTTTGAGGGATCGTTACAGGCGTATAAGGCGCCCCGGTCAGGGCCGCCGCCTGTGCCCCTCGGGAGTTGGCAATCTGCCCCCGAAGCGCCAGGGCCGCATTCTGATAGTTCTGCCGAGAATTGATGGCGTCCTGTCGATCGCCGTGCCCTATGTCTTGTCCGCGCTCCGCTACCCCTGCGCGCACATCTGTATTCCGCGCACTCGTTGCGTTACGCGCACCTGCAACGCCTACCTTGGTCTCGTTGTTCGCGTTCGTCGTGTCAGCTTTAAGCCCGTAAAGACTTTGAAGCTGCTGTTGCCTGTATAGTTCATAGGCGGCCTGCTGCTGCTGATCGAGGGTGTCGGCGGCACCAGCAAGGGCACCAGAAAGCCCCTCACCAAACGTGCGGCCCCCCGCGAATCCGGCGCCAGCGCGGAGCAGCATCTGAGACAGAGTGCGTGAGCTGTGGGGATCGGCAGCATCCAACATATCCTGGGTCGGCTGAGGACCTTGGAAAGCCACTTGGCCAGGCGGAGGCTGCGTCATTGAGCCGGACATTTGCGTTCCTTCTGCGGGACCGCTCAGGGCCGTTTCAGGGGGTGTTGAAGGGATTCGTGCGGCGACGTGCTGAACGTAGTTCGGGTCTCCCCCGCCGTTATGCAGGCGCAGGATCGAAGCATAGTCGTCGGGATTGTCGAAGCTTAAACCTGCATGGTCCGCCTTGGCCTTGAGCAGGTTGAGGGCGAAGGCGGAGGATTTCTGAGGATCGTTCCGGTCCTCATCGGAGAGCGGCGCTAGGCCATAGCCGGGGTTCGCAGCGGTGCTAGAAGTGACCTGGAGAAGGTTGGGCGAAGCGGCTCCGTTGGAGGATTCTTGACCGAGCATTCCATACGCTGCGGGGAGGAACTTCGGGCTGATCCCCGAGGAATCAAACGCAGCGAGGAACTGTCTTCCGTAGCTCATCCCGTTTAGTAAATCCCGCCTTGAGAAATTCCCGTGCCCAGCTCACCGGCTGACTGATAGGGGGCCTGACTGCTCGGGGACAGCCATCTGGACAGCAGGCCTCCATTCCCTCCACCCGTGAGAATCCCCCCTAATCCGAGCGCGCTCCCTACAATCGCATTTCCGAGGCTGCCGCTTTGCGTAGAGGTGCTGGTGCCACTTTGCTGGCTGCCGTAATTCCCGCTGACCAATCCCAGATAATCATTCAAGATTCCTGTCTGATATCCGTTCTGGTTCTGCCACTGCTGGTAAGCATTGGTCAGGGCGTTCTGGTCATTGCTCTGCTGCTGCTGACCGGCCCCAGCCTGGAGCTGGTAATTGTTCAGGGCATTTTGGACGGCGCTGTTCGTAGCAGAGTTACCCAACGAAGCGGCGTTCCCAAGCTGGCTGTTGGCCGCAAGCTGGGAGTTTGTGTTCTGCTGCTGAAGCCCAAGGAGTCCTGACGCGGCGCTAAGCTGGTTCGAGGTGTTGTACTGCGAGTTGTTCTGCTGGAGACCCGCAGTGCCAAGCGCAGAGGCATTGCCGAGGCTACCCTGAGTCCCCGCTGCACTGGCTGCTGTGCTGAGCCCGTTATTGTACGCGCTCAGAGCCGTTGAGAGGCCCTGATTGTAGGCGTTGTTCTGGAGCGCGGCGGCCTGTGTGGCTTTGGCCGTTGCAGCCTGACCCTGAGCCATAGCCGCCGCAGCACCTGCGCGGGACGAGTTCAGAGACCCGCCCTGAGCCGCCTGACGGTTGATGCCGGGGAGCGTCGTCTGGTTCAGCGTCTGGTCGATGGTCGCATCATTGGCTGCGATAGCCTGATTGACCGCCGACGAGTTCATGTAGGTGCCAGCGTTGGCCGCAAGCTGTGCCGTGGGGTCCGAGAGCGCCTGACTGGAGACGTTTGAAAGGGTGTTCTGGGCGTTGGTCAGGCCGTTCGTGCCGCTGATTGCGGCATTGTTCAGCGCGGACGATAGCGCACTCGTGGGACCGCTGGACGATGTGGTGCCGTTGGCAATGCCGCTGAGAATGCCTGAAAGGCCACTATCAAGCCCCTGCGAGGCCAGCGAGGAGGCATTGTTGATGTACGGCGTCAGTGCTCCAAGGCCCGTTGATCCGGCAGAGGCCTGACCGCTGGAAAGGCTTGCGCCCGTCCCGTTGGCCCAATTATTGGCTCCTGCAATGGCACTATCGAGAGTGCCATTTGTGCCAGCCGTCATCTGGCCCGTGTAGGGTCCGTTTGCAGACTGCTGATTGTAGTTCTGCTGGGCCTGGCCGAAGATGTTCTGAACCTGGGACGCCTGGGGTGCCCAGGGTGACGTGGTAGAAGACGATTGCGTCTTGGTCTTGCTGCTTCCCAAAGGGACTCCAAAGAGCCCCGCAGGGCTACGGGTTGAAAAGTAGAACGCGCTTTCCGGGGAACGGGCGACAGTGAATGGTCAGAGGCTCACCGCTTGACGACTCGATTACGGTTCCGCACGGAATGAACCCGGCAAGCGCCAAAAATTTCGGCTGAAGAGGGGCTGAGGGCTCTCTGAGGGCATATACAGGTTCCCCTAAGAGTCCCTGCGCGGCCTCTGTGTCGGCCCTGAACTGGCGCGCAGTCCCCGTGGTCCAGCGCCTTACATCAACATGGACGAAGATACATTCTGGACCGCGCTCGTAGCTGATCGTGTAGTCAGGGCGGACGACCACCGGCACCTTATCCAGGGAAAGGCTTCCAAGAACTGCTGGCTGCGTCATAGTAGACCCATTGGTCCTCTGTTTGCCCTTCAAGGGGCCTCCAAGGCGCCCTGGAGAGTCGTGGGGTCCCGTCTAGGGGTGCGACGGGGGCCTTAGACGCGGCTTGCGGGCAAAGCATGTTGAGCGCTCGAATTGATGCCGCGATGTTCCCCAGTTCCCGGTTCATGTAGTCCCGGTCGCTGCTCGCAAGGCTGGGTAAGGGGGAGACCGTGTACGCCTTAACGCCTGCTGACTGTGCCATTAGCGCCTCCCCGCTGAAACAACGTCAGCATCGAACCCGACAACCTCGAAGTCTACCGGAGCATCGACCTCGAACCTGTAGCTCAGGTAGCGCCCACCAATGAGGGTATCTACCTTGTACTGCGTAGTCGGGTCGAAGGTTACAGGCGCAGCCCATTTGAGGGGGCCTGCGGGCGTGTTGGAGCCTCCCAGCGTGATCGTGACGGGGGTTTCGGCATACATCACAGATTGAGGGTAGACGCGCCTTACATTCTTGTAGGTCGCCAGGTCTGATCCTTGAGTGTCGAGGTCTAGGCCGATACGCTGTAGGTAAGCGGAGGAATTGCAGTCAGCCTCAATCGCTAGATTGGGCAGACTACCCTTGTTCGCGAAGTCGTAGGCAAGCACACGGCTCTCTGAGATTGTCCCGGTAGATGCTGAGCCGAAGATCACGTTATCACTATGCGAGCCGTCGAGGCCCAAATAGGTATCCGAGGTAGTCGCGTAGGTCGGCCCATCGGAGTCATACCGCGCATATGTCGGAGACTGATCTACGGACACCAACGATCCAGAGCACACGTTTGGTAGGTCTAGATACGACCAGGTTTGGCTGGTCAGGCTGTAGACCGCCGCGCGGTTACATCCCAGGCCGCTCCAGGGGGCGGCGGGGTCAGTCGTCGCGTAGCAGAACAGTATCTCTTTGTGGACCGGAGAGTAGATCGTGAAACAGGCCTCGGCGAGCTTCCGGTTCAGTGTCCCAAAGATGAAGTCTCTGGAAACGCCATCACAAATGGATCGCTGCGTTGTTCCATCATGGAAGTAGATGTCAGACGTTCCGAAACAGTAGTGCCCCCCTGCCACCTCGACCACACAGTTCGGTGCGATCAGCCCTCCGTCAATGCCGAGGCGGGTGAATGCGAATACAAGTTGGTCGCCTGTTTGTGTAACCAGGATAGCCTGATCCGAGGCATAGACGACAAACGCATCTTTCAGGGCGCACCCATCAACGATAGGCGAGGTTAGATCCTCAATGACGTTTTCGCCTGCATTGGTGGTTGCATCGTTCGCGTCCCAGGAGCCGGGGGGCTGCCCCGCAAGCGTCAGGTCTGACCACTTGAACATCTGAGGTACGCTCTGCGCGCCTTTAGTGACCCCAAGGGCAATCATGTAGTCCCCGTAGTTTCTCAGGGAGCGGCAGGACCAGCTTGGGTCCCAACCTGGCAGCGTCTCGAACCTTCCGGATTGCGGCCCGAAGTATAAGGGGACAGCGCTGGGCTGGTTGAGGTACGTGACATCGCCTAAGGCCGTGGACGTAAAAGCCGCCCCCGGCGAATAGCTGGCCCCCGCCTCGGGGGTAAGATCAACGGCATCACCCGATGAAACATGCGTGATCGCAGAGGTGGACACGCTGATGATCATGTCATTGAGCGATGCAGGGCGGTATGAAAAGACGTAAGAGGGCGCGGCGGTTAGCGGCACGGCGGTCTTCAGTACCGGAGCGCGCTCCGCCTTATTGGCGTGAAACCGGACGTTCGCCCCGCTCGACCAGGCATTCAGGCCCAGCTCAGCGGGGTTTGGGTCCGAGACGATTCCAGCGCCGGATAGCCCCCGGAATTGAACGAGAGCCATCAGGTGTCCTTAAGTTTTCATGATGAAGCAGAGGGCGAAGTATGGCGGCATCGTGGGGACTGTGTGCTGATGTGCGCCGTCTTGAGCGATAGAGTGGCTGTGCGCTGCCTGTGAGATCGCCACGTTGTGGGTGTGCTGGCCGTCTGTGCTGATGCCGTGCGTATGAGCAGCTCCAGCCCCAGCGCCGCCCGTGTACGGCCCCTGTATCGCAGAGTTGCCGTTGATCGAGGTAAGAAGCGAGGTCGTGCCGCTCGTAGACGTTACGATCTGGGCGGATGCAGAACCCGCTTGTTGGTGGGAGTGGGAAGGTATTTCGTCGTTGGTCAGGGCGTGTTGAAGGGTGTTGCCTCCATGGCCATGACCACCCTGAGCGTCGGTCGAGACGCTCGCTGAGAACGCCCCCGCCGCGCCCGTGTAGCCCCCATGGGTGTGCGCGCCCTGGACATCCGATAGAGATGCCGCCGCGCCGCCAGTGTTGTAGGGGGCGTAGCTGCCACCCGCGCCGATGATGAATCGGCCCCGGAGGTCAGGTGTGCCGTTGTTACCATCGCAGATTACCCATCCTGCGGGGATCGCAGCGATAGCTCCTGACCACGCAATGATACCCCCTGAGGGAACGAGAAAGGCCCCGACGCTGACCCCCGCGAGTGTGATCGACCCGGTGGTATCGAGACCGGTTGCGGCCACTCTACCGGAGACTCCCAGGTTGCCTGAAGAGTTGCTGAGGGTGAGCGCAGTCGTTCCTGAAAGCACCAAGCTTCCGGCGGTCGCAAAGGCATCTGCAACGGTGTTCAGCACCGTGTGGCTGGCCGTCACGGCTCCGGCGATGTTCGGGAAAGTGGCTTTCAGCGTAGCCTTAATCAGCCGCATATGGCTGTCGGCCTGATTGACCCCATCAGTGTGCGCCGGATTTGAGGGCACGAGGTCGGAGATATAGGTGCCACTTTCGAGCGCCATACGGGGATTCCTTATGAGGCCTTGAGAGGCACGGGTTGTTTCTGGATTGTTTCTGAGGGACCCCTATGGGGGTCTGAAAAGGATGTTAGAGGGTCCCGAAGCGCGTAGGCCTCCGACCATCTTCTATTGCCTACATAGCTTGGTCGCCTGTCCTGAGAGGGCGCTTGAGGGGCGTTTAAGGGGAGCCTTAGGGTGGTTTAGGGTGGATTCCAACGCGCCAGCCCCACAGGAAAAGCCCGACTATGACTACAACTAACAACAGCTTTAGCGGGATTTTTGAAAAGGGAATGTTTTGACCCCCACGGGGCCTGGAAAACGCCCAAGCACGCCACTGCGCGGCGCGTTGCGTCCTAAATTCTGTCCTAAACTTACGAGCACACTGATTAAGTGTAGCGTTCACAGTGTGTTGGTAAGGTTAGACGACAGCTTAAGTAGCTGTTGTGGTGCGGTTATCGGTGCTGATGGCCGCTGTGCCTACGCCTGGAACACCTGAAGTGCGCCGCGGTCTAACCGTCTGGTAGCGCCACGATATCGCCCGCCCGGTTATATCGTGGGGGCGATGCGCGCAGGCGTTGAAGAAAAAAAAATCCGGTTAACCTGCAACGTTATCGATTGACAGGCGTGTTTGGTGGTCATAGGGTAGCCACATCGCAAACCTGGCGGCTTCATAATAAACCGCTAACGTTACTGGATACTGATCATGGCAATCGTAATCACCACAAAATACATCGGACCAACAAACTCTCGCGGAAGCCGAGTTAAGGCAGTAACGGGTGACAACAACCCTTCAACGGGCAAACCAGCCACCCTGACAATTTCATGGGACTGCTCATTAAATTCGGCTGACAACCACAAAGCCGCTGCGAAGGCTCTTGCAGAGCGCCTGACATGGGATGGGGAGTGGCACAGCGGAGAGACCGACACGGGCTATGTGTTCGTCCGATTTGGTGCGGCTAACTCTTTCAGCGTGGAGGGCTGAGCCATGCTCTGCAATAGCTGGATCATATCCGACCGCGCCACAGGCAGGGCCGTCTTTGAGACCTTCTCAGAGGTCACGGCCTCACAGGTCAACCTAGCGCGCTACGCCGTCCACACAGCGCATGAGTGGCTTGCAGCCTTGAACAAGCGTACCAAAGCGGAGGGCTGAGCCATGAGCAAGAGACCCGCGCTTGCCTCTCTAGACGCCGCTACACGGGCTTATTTCAAAGGTACTCAACACGAACGGGAATGGGCGCGCAAAGCCACCTGCACAAAAGACACGCGAGAGGACCTTCAGCGCGCCTATTCATCCCCTCAGGTCCGCTGCATACGCCTCTACATGGACGATCTGGCAGGCCGTGCGCGGTACTCCAAGCCGACTGAAGCCGCCATGCGCGCAATCGCCGTAGCGGCGCTCTGGATGGCTTGGAAGGAATCCCAGATCGGCCGCCCTCTAGCGCCCTCTGAGGTCCCTCTATGGGCTCTCCCCTGCAAGTCTCCTTCAGACGCCCTTCAAAACCTCTCAGGAGTCCCTTCATGACCATCAAAAGCCTAACTGAAGCTGCCCTGAGAGGGCAGGCCGGAGCGCCCACGTTATTAGGCCCTGAAGATCGAGAACACATAGGCGCGTTTCAGGTGGGAGCTGCGATATCTGACACCTGCAAGATATCCACACCAATCGAAAGCGTCGTGTTTGGTCGGGGTCAGTACGGTGTCACGCTATCTGACGGGCGCATGATAGCCGCCGAGTTCAGGCAGGGAGGGTCAGCTTTGGACCTGTACCTGCTGAAGTGATCGCACTCCGCGCAGTTCCAAGATAACCTCTAACATCATCGGATAACTCTCATGCTTACACGGTGCAACGGGTTCGCTATCATCAAACGCCGCAGCGGTGTGTTCTTATTAATCGAGCCTCACGCTGACGGCTCGCATACAGCCCATTGTGAGGCCACCCTAACAGCCGTTGTCGCCAGGGCGCTGATGATGGAGCCGGGGGAAAGTCGTGTGTGGGCTCCCCAGCCTTCTATTGCGTAATTCAAATCGTCAATGCCCTGAGGTCTCTCTAACGGACCTCTGCCGCTTCCTCTGACAGCTCCCTGATGGTCACTTTCAGGGAGCTTTTGCGCGTCTGGGGCAGCGGGCGGCGGAAGCGACGATTTGAATTACGCAATAGAACAAGGGCGAGGAAAAAAGTTATCTATAAAGGATACATATAGAGTTCTCTAAAAGTCCTTTAAGGTGCCTCTAAAGGTGCGTTGAGGGTTGCCTCAGGTTTCTTTGGGTGTCCCGTAGGTATCAGCCCCCACAATCCCCCTCTGATCAGAGTGCCTTGTAAAGGTGCTTCAGGACTCTGATAGGGTGTTTCAATAAACTGATAACTCAGCTAGTGAACTCTTGACGCCTCCCGGTGTTAGGGTGGCGACAGTTGATAATCTGACTGGGCCTGGCCTGGTGCACCGTACAGGAGGATAGATGTTGTGGCTGACTACAGCATAAACGTCTCGTTTGAAGATCGTAGGCGAGGGGGTGAGTATCTTATACAGGCCCGTGAAGCTGCTGGCCTGATGGCCAAGGATGTCGCAAAGCATCTTGGAGTTACAGCCGCGTTCATGTCGAACTTGGAGCGGGGCAAGACCCCCGTTAAGCCAGCCTACGTTCTTAAACTGGCTGATCTGTACGGGGTACCTCAGGCTGAGTTTGCCAAGCGGATGCTGCGGTATAGAGACCCGGTGATGTACGCCATGCTGTTTGGTGTTGAGGGTGACAGGGAACTTGAGGTGACGGTCAAGGCGCTGCTGGAGGCAGCAGAGATGAAGCCGGAGGGCAAGTGATGACCTCCGGAAGTGGTTATGTGGGGCTGCTGTGGGTGTCGCTGTCTGAGGGCGCTGTAAGTGATCTCACGGAGGACTTATAGCTGGGTGCTGGGCAGCTACCACCGCTGAGCGCCTACGGTTCTCTTGCCGGGTCTGAAGGGCGGTGCCGAACGCCTGCTTCTGGCTGTCCCAGGCAGCCATCCCCTGCGCTGGTGAAATCTGCCCGTGATCCACCTGCGCCCCGGTGACTGCGTGTTCTGCGTCCATTTTCGAGAGTAGGTCGGTGTCTGGTCCGACAAGGGCAGTGCCGTACTCAATGTCGTTGGTTCCCAGGCATGTCGCCAGGTTTGCCACGTAGCCCGGTCTGAACGGGTACATTTTCGTGCAGGCGTCATTTGCCGCATTGTACGCACTGTTGGTCTTTTTGAGTTGTTCAGCAGGAGAGGATGCACAGGCGCTGAGAGCGCAGGCGGTCACGATGGTGGTGATGGTGTGTCTTAGGTGCATTTCTAATCTTCTGTTTGTGGTGGCGCAGTCACGCTGGCCGAAAACCCCTTAATATCCAGTTAAAACCCGCCACGCATTTCGTGGAGAAGTTCGACAAGTTCAAAGGCAGCAGGAAGATTTTCGCGCTCGATGAAGGGTGGAAGGTGTTGCCGGAGCTTTATCGGTCTGGGGAGTTGACCATGAGGGGGAGTTTTAAAGGGGACTTGAGGGTTCACTGACAGAGGACGGTGTATACCCGTTGTAGCTTGGATCAATTTCCCAAGGGAAGCTGCGTGACTCAGTGTCCCCGAGCCTGAACCTACGCAGCTCCTCAATCATGATGATCATTGTTTCGGTATTGATCTTTGTTAGCTCTGCACTCTGCATGAGCCAGCCAACGGTCATCCTTAACTCACGAAGCATCTCATCTTCGCGGGAGCCCTGCTTAGTGCCTTCGATGGCACCCCGGATTTCATCAAGAAACACGAAGTGCTCTTCTTTCCACGCCTTGAAAAAGTCAGCGGCACCCATAGCGGCGCCGATAAGCATGAACGCCACGAAGTAGTACGACCAGCCTAGACTCCACAAAGACGCTGGCACTCAAGTATTCCCCTCTGGCTTAGCGTCTATACGGCGCAGCTCACGGTTGATCAGAGATCGTACCCATTGGGCCACAGTACGCTCCTCCTTTTCGGCGGCGCGATCAAGCGACTCTTTGAGATCTTCATCCACGCGGACAGAAATTTGGATAGTTTTCGCCATTTTCCCCAAAAACCACTTGTAAGCGACACTCATTGGAGTTATTGAATGTCAATGACACTCAACGAGGGTCATTTGCTTACTTCTTCTAACACTTTCACACCCTGAAAGTCACTCTAATGTCCCCTATCAAACACCGAAAATCCTTCTACATGCGCTTATAAAGCCGCACGCAAAGGGCCGCCGACGATTAGACTTACGCAATAGAACAGTACGCGCCGAGCGTCTGCCTGAAAAAATCTCTAACGTTACCGACTTCCCTGCTTAGCATAGTTCGAGGTGCAGCATCTATGAATAAAGTGATCCCGCCAAGCTGGCCACAGATCATCGCCTTATCGTTTCCTGCGGCGATATTCATCACCCTGGGCGTTCTCCGCCTCGTCTACGATCCACTCACTCGCATTCAAATTGTAGGCGAGTGCATCAGTATTGCCTTCACAGCGGTCATACCTGTCCTTCTATGGTTCGTATGTTTCGCAGTTCGCACTGGCAACGCGGTTGATCAGGAAGTCCCCGGCGAGAACTCGTAAGCCCTGCCGGGGTCCCTCTGTTAGACGAGCAATGTACCCGAAAGAAGTTGTAGGAATTCAGTGAGGTGTTTGCACATGCTCACCAAGTTATCCGCAACTTCAATTAGACGCACTACACCATCGAGGTTCTCACAGAACCACACCAGTATCTTCAGAAAATAGCTCCGCTTCTTATCACCTGAAAATCCAGGCCGCGCCCACAGAGTCAGCTTCGCTCAGATTCGTCTGAACCGTGAGGCTGACACTGGCCCCTCATGTCCACAAGATGAACACAGGAAGAACCAGATGATTAATTTACAGGCATATGAAGGCCACGAAGATGGCGGCAGCCGCGCCATGACGTTTCCATTTGAGGGTCATTCGGTTCGCGTCATGGACCGCGACGGGGAACCTTGGTGGTTTCTCGCGGATGTTTGCGCGGCACTCGACATAGCTAAGCCGGAGAATGTCGCCGCGAGGCTAGATGATGATGAGAAGGCCACCACCCGTATTGAGGGTGGTGGGAATCTCAACCCCAATCGCACCATCATCAACCAGTCTGGCCTGTTCTCTCTGGTGCTCACCAGCCGCAAACCTGATGCCAAGCGGTTCAAGAAATGGGTAACTGCTGAGGTCCTACCAGCCATCCGCAAAACCGGCGGCTACATGGTTGCCGCTCCCGATGAAACCCCTGAAGCCCTTGCACTGCGCGCTCTGACCGTTCTTCAGGATACCGTCGAGCGGCAGAAGGCCCAGCTCGCCATCTCCGAACCCAAGGCTGCCGGGTTTGATCAGATCACAGCCGGGAACTACCTGCCGAGCATCCGCAAGTTCTTCAGCGTGTTCGACGGTGTGAACCTTATCGCGGTCCCAGCTCGCCTGGTGGAACTTGGGTACCTCTACCGCGACCCTCAGGACAACTATCGGGTCCGTCGCGAACGCCCTCGGGCTCTCGAACTGTTCCGCGAACACATTCAGCAGAACTCAGCCTGGACCTCCGTGACAATCTCTCTTCGTGCCGCTGGGCAGGAGGAGATGGCGGAGCTGTATCGTCAGGGCCAGATACCGCTGCTCAAGGCATTTCAGCAGCGTTTACAATAACCTATCGGCGCGGGAGAGGGGCAGATTGGTGCCCCTCACTCGTTGCGTTTACATGTTTTGTTCTCTCTATGTTCTCATTTTTAACTTGAACCTGTTCCTGCCTGCTCTGTAAGTTGTGCAGGTAGTTAATTCGGATGAAGCCATGATGACGATGATGTGCCCTGAGCGGTCCCTATGTAGGTCCCTGCTGGCCGCTGTTTTTTTCGGCCCTGTTGAAGATCGGGACGACACACTTGACGGCGATAGCCTTGTCATTTTCAGCCCGGTTCGTGAGGACGGGAGCTTTGTTGCGAGTGTGAGTCCTGTGGGTGATCTCTGGGCCGCCGATCTCATGGTGGACACAGGCATCGTCTGGGCGTCAGTAGAGCCGTCTATGCAGGAGGCGTTCATAGCTCTTGCGGGTGCCACGACAGCACTCCTGCGCACGGGACACTGAAATGCATTTCTTCCGCCAGCCTGCGAGCCCTTTCTGGTTCGTGTCATTCACTGACTCGGTATCGGGAAAGCGTGTCAAGCGTTCCACCAAAGAGACCGCCATGCGAGCGGCCCGCAAGGCTGCGACCGAGATCATCCAGAAATTCGCTGAGGACGCCAGGCCCGCATCCGAAAAGGTGCAGGGTGTGACCATCGAGGCTGCGTTGCGGAGGTATCTGTCGTGGCTTGAGACTGAGCGCAAGGCATCGAGTCGCCACGCGGGCATCCATGTGCGTAAAACACTCGGGGAGGGGTTCGAGGGGCGCTTTAGCCTTGATGGAAGACGCCTGCTGGTGTCGCTCACCCCGGCAGACATGGATGAAATGGTCCGCGCGCGGATTGCCGAGGGAAACTCTCCCCAAACCGCAGCGCATGAGGTCAAGACCCTACGTGCCGCCGCGAACTACGTTGCTGATCTGGGAGGTGAGTTCCCGCCTGCGATGGTAAGCCGCTCTGGCCGAGCAAATCCCTGGCGACTTCCCCAGGTCAAAGCCAAGACACGGTATCTCACGCGGGAGGAGTGGCAGAGCGTTTATGACCATCTGGACCCTTTCCGAAGCACCAGTGCGGTCTACAAAAATGGAGCGCAGCACGATCTGCACCCCAGTCCTGCCACGGTTCAGTCCCGGCTGGATATCAGGGATTTGTTCGTCATCCTCACAGTGACCGGAGGGCGCTGGTCGGAAGTGGCGCGCTTGACCTGGGATCGAGTGGACACCGTCGAGTTTCGCCATGTGCGGTTCTGGGGGAGTAAATCGAACCGGGAGCGGGTGGCGCCACTTCCAGCCTCTGCATCGGACATTCTGCGCCGCCGATATGAAGCGCGTGAGACTGTGATGGTGTTCCCCGGCGGAGGCGGAAAGCGGTTCCGAACGGATGCCTCCGGTCGGCCTATAATCGCCGCTATGGATGCCTGCGGGCTCAATCGAGAGGATATAGTGGCCTGCCACGGTCGCGCTACCGTTCACAGCCTCCGCCACACCTACGCATCGTGGCTGCTCCAGAACGGCGCGGATCTAGCCGAGGTGCAGGAGGGGTTGGGCCACACGACATTGGACATGACGAGGCGATACGCCCACCTGTCACAGAGCCGAACTGCGCAGCGGATAACCGCTGTGTTCGATGCCTTGGCAGACGTGAAGCCTCTAGGACACGACGCCTGA